AACAACTATATTTATCCCCTTATTTAACTAAGGGGGGGGGTTGTTTAAGTTTAACTAAAACTAAATAGATATGTTTATCTTTATATGTAAAAAATGTAACAGTACTAAAGAACTTTCTAAGTCAATTATAATAATTGAGAATGGAAAAGTAAAAACAAAAAATGCAGATTGTAATAACTGCGGAAATCAAATGCAAGAGGTAAGAAAAAACAGGAGAGGATTTCCTAATTTACTAAGAACAGAACCTAGTTTAACTAAAAATTAATTAAATAAAATGGCTAAAAAAACACATCTAAAAGAAGATGAATTAAAAAAAGTACAAGAATTCGTCAATAAATTAAATGAAGGAAATTGTAATGTTGGTATTTTAGAAAATCAAAAAATGAATTTACTAATGCAAGTCAATCAAGTACAAGAAGAGTTCAATAAATTTCAAAAAGAGATAGAAGAAATTTACGGAAAAGTTTCAATCAATATTGAAGACGGAGCATTATCAGAAATCAAAGATGAAAAAAAATAGTATTAGAATAGAAAAAAAGTATCATTTTTATGCTGGACATAGAAACAAAAGTGCCGGAGAAAAATGTGGTAGACTTCATGGACATACTTATTATGTTGAAGTTGTATTAGGATTTGATAATTTAAAGAATGGTGTTACTATATTGTTCCATGATATTGATTTAATAATTAAACCAATTATAAAACAGTATGACCATTTTTTTATATTCCATAAAGAAGACCCATTATGTGATGCTTTTGATTTAGTAAATGAGCCTTATATAAAAGTTCCTTTTGAAACTTCTGCTGAAAACATGGCTATATGGTTATTCACTCAGATTAAACACGAATTACCAATCGTAGAAATAAGATTAAAAGAAACAACCAGTTCAAAAATTGTTTATCGTGGCGTTGAGGATTAGCGAATATTTTTATAGTATACAAGGAGAAGGAAGAACAATGGGAGTTCCAGCAGTCTTCGTTAGACTTCAAGCGTGTAATATTTTATGTAAAGGAGAGTGGATATGTGATACAATAGAGGTCTGGAAGACAGGAAATAAATATTCCAGCTTAGAATTTTTATTAATGATAAAAGATTATATACCATATTTAGAAAAAGGTACTCATTTAATTTTTACTGGTGGCGAACCTATACTTCAAAAAAAAGGAATTGTTGAATTTATTTTATTATTTACAGAGACATATGGCTTTACTCCTTACCTAGAAATTGAAACTAATGGAACTTTATCTCCTGGAAAAGAGTTGAGTGATAAAATTGATTTGTTTAATTGTAGTTTTAAGTTAGCAAATAGCGGTGTACGATACGATAGAAGAATAAAAATAGAAGTATTAAAAGAGCTTTTAAATTATAATACAATATTTAAAATAGTAGTTGCAAATGAAAAAGATTATGAAGAGGCAAGATTAATTTTTGATGAAGTAGGAATTGAAAATAAAAATATTTATCTCATGCCTCCAGCAGATAATATTAATGAGCTAAATAAAAATCATAATGCAGTTTCTGATTTATGTATGAAAGAAAGTGTAAATTTTAGTACAAGATTACAAATAATTTTATGGAATAAAACAACAGGAGTATGAAAAAACACAAAGTTACATGGAACGAAATCTATTTAAAAATAGATGCAATGAAAGAAGCATTAACAAATAAGAAAGATAAGATATATGGAATTCCTAGAGGTGGACAGATTATAGCTGGTCTAACTGGTTTAGCAGTTGATACACCAGAGGAAGCTAATATAATTGTAGATGATTTATACGATAGTGGAGCTACTTATAAAAAATGGTATAAGAAATATCCTGATAAAGAATATTGTTTTTTATTTAACAAACAATTTGAATATCAAAACACATGGTTAGAATTTCCGTGGGAGGAATCTGGAGAGAAAGAAGTGGAAGAAAATGTTGTTAGATTACTAGAATATTTTGGAGAGGACACTAACCGAGAGGGATTACAAGATACTCCGAAACGATATATCAATTTTTTTAAAGAATTTTTATCTCCTCCTAAATGGAATTGTACAACATTTGAATCTGAAGGCTACGATGAAATGATAGTTCAAAGCAATATACCCTTTCAAAGTTTATGTGAACACCATATAGCACCGTTCTTTGGAGAAGGTTTTATAGCATATATACCTAAAAAACGAATCGTTGGATTAAGTAAACTAGCTAGAACACTTGAAACATTTTCTAGAAGACTTCAGAATCAAGAAAGAATTACAAAACAAGTTGCAGAATTTTTGGAAAAAGAATTAGAACCTTTAGGAGTTGCCGTAGTTTTAAAAGCTAAACATATGTGTATGGAAATGAGAGGAGTAAAAAAACACAATACATGGACTACTACTTCAACAATGAAAGGTGTTTTTAAAGACGATTCAAAAGCTAGAAATGAATTCTTAAATTTAATTAAATGAAAACATTAGTTATTTTCTCAGGGGGACAAGATTCAACCACTTGTTTATACTGGGCATTAAAAGAAAAAATTAGATGGAATGAAGTAGAGGCAATTACATTTAACTATGGACAAAAACATTCTATTGAAATTGAGCAATCAAAAATCATTTGTAAAAAAGAAAATATAAAACAAACTATTATTGACATATCATTTTTAGATACTTTAGTAGAATCAGCACTAACATCAAATGGAGATGTAAATAAAATTAATGATAAAGGATTACCGGCTTCCTTTGTTCCAAATAGAAATCAATTATTTATTACACTTGCTCACGCTTATGCTCAAAAGATAAAAGCAAAAATCTTAATAGGAGGAATGTGTGAAACTGATTACTCTGGTTATCCTGATTGTCGCAGAGATTTCATTGATTCAATAGCATTAGCATCAAATATTGGTAGTGATTCAGATATTATAATTGAAACACCTTTAATGTATTTGGATAAAGCAGAAACATTTAAACTAGCAAATAATACCGGACACTTAAAAGAAATAATTGAATTATCTCACACTTGTTATAATGGAGTTCGTAATGAACTTCATATGTGGGGATATGGATGCAATGATTGTCCAGCTTGTTATCTAAGAAGAAAAGGATATTACAAATTTTTAGAATTAGATGAGATAGAAAAAAATAAATTTAAACTAGTATGATTTTATATTTTGCTGGAAATGTAGGAAATCAAAAATACAAAGAGTCATGTATGATATTAGGAAATGCCGAAAATCAATTAATTTCTTACAATGATATATTAACCAAAAATGCAAATATGAATTTATACTTTGCTGGAGCAGAGGTTTGGCATCAAGTACTAGACGATATACAGGTAACAAAACAATTAGCATCGTATCATTATATGACAGATTTTAACGATAAAAAAAAAGATGCTGTTTTTAATAGACCTAGAAATATTTTTATTGATTCAGGAGGTTTTTCTGCCTTTACTCAAGGAGTTAAAATTAACATAGATGACTATTGTGATTTTATTAAAAAATATAAAAAGCAAATTACTTACTATGCACAGCTAGACGTTATAGGAGACGAGCAAGGAACAGAGAGAAATCAAAAATATATGGAATCACAAGGTTTAAACCCCTTACCTGTATTCCATTTTAAAGGCGATTACAAGCGATTAGAGGCATTAGCAAAAGAATATGACTACATATGTCTTGGAGGGCTTGTGCCTCTGTCTAGGACGAAACCTATTTTAATAGCACATTTGGATAAGTGTTTTTCAATTATAAAAGATAATTGCAAAGTTCATGGTTTTGGAATGACAGGTATGGATATTCTTAAAAGATATCCGTGGTATTCTGTTGATTCTACAAGCTGGATAGAAGCATCTAGACGAGGAACACACTATGAATTTAAAAATGGTAAAATGAATATGCTGTCAACATCTGATAAGAAAAAAGCAACTTATAAATCAATAGGTTTTAGTGGTAAACAAAAAGGATTGTGGAGACTGAGATTAATACATTCAATAAAAGAATGGCTCAAACTGGAAATATATATTAATGAATTATGGAATAAAAAATTAAATAAATAAAAAATATGAAAAAAGGATGGTTGGATATTGATCTTTCTAAATTAATTAAAGCAAATTGGAATTACAAAGAAGATTGTGAAAAACAAACTGATAATTTAATTGCTAATTTTAAACGAATTGGTCAGGTAGAAAATTTATTAATACGAGAATTAGACACTGGTTTTTTTGAAGTGCTAAATGGAAATCATAGAATTGATGTTATGAGAATTCTAAAACTAAAAAAAGCTCATGTATATAATTTTGGAAAAATAGGATTAGCAGAAGCACAGCGAACTGCAATTGAAACTAATGAAACAACATTTGAATCCGATAATATAAAATTAGCAGAAATAATAAATAAGTTAACAAAAATATTTCCTTCTGAGGAATTAGCTAAGACAATGCCCTATTCTGAGGATGAAATTTCAAAAATGTCTGATCTTACCAAATTTGATTGGAGTCAATATGATTCAGATGAAGAAGCAGAAAATTTTGGAGATAATGAATTCAATATACAAATCAAATTAAATGTTTCACATGAAACGAATGAAAGATGGAAAGAATTAAAAAGTAAGATGTCAGAAATATTAGGATATAAAAATGAAAGTAAAGTATTTGAATTTGCAGTAATTGAAGCATTAAACATACCTGATGAAAGTATTAATTAATAATGAGAGGAAGAAAAAGACTACCAACTAAGGAAAAGGAATTAAGAGGAACTCTAAAAGCAGAAAGAGTTGTTGCTAATGAAATGACTGTACAGGTAGTTCAAAATTTACCAAGCCCTCCAGAATGGCTCACAGAAATAGGAAAGGAGGAATTTATTAAAGTAACTAGTGAATTATATAATAAACAAATGCTACATCAAATAGATTTAAAATTAATAGAAGCGTATTGTAATTCAATGGCCTTACATATAGAAACTGAAATGATGTTAAGAGAGAAAGGAAGAATACAAGTTTATAGAAATACAGATGGATCTATTAAACATACTCAATCTGTACCTTATCAAGCGATTGCAGATAAGGCATTGGATAAAGCATTAAAGATTGCTGTTCAATTTGGATTAACACCTTCGGCAAGAAGTACAATTTCACAACCTACATTAATACAACAAAATAACGAATACAATTTCTTTGACTAAAGAAAAATATTATTATGATGAAGCTGAAGGTAATAGAGCTGTTGCCTTTATTGAAACAATGATTAGACACTGTAAGGGTGATTTGACTGGTCAATTATTAAAATTAGAAGATTGGCAAAAAAATGATATTATAAAACCACTCTTTGGAACTAAACATAAAGAATCTGATTTAAGAAGGTATCGAACATGCTATGTAGAGATACCAAGAAAGAACGGAAAAAGTACACTTGGAGCTGCGATTGCTTTATATATTTTGTTTGCAGATAGTGAAAGAGGAGCAGAGGTGTTTAGTTGTGCTGGAGATAGGAATCAAGCTGGAATTATTTTTAATATTGCTAAGTCAATGGTAGAGATGTCACCTGAATTATTTAAGAGAGGAAAATTATATCGTAATAGTATTATTAATCCATCAAAAGGAAATACATATAAAGTATTAAGTTCAGACGCTAAACTTCAACATGGACATAATGCTCATGCAGTATTATTTGATGAATTACATACCCAGCCAAATCGTGAACTCTGGGATACCATGCTTACAAGTACTGGTGCTAGGTCACAACCATTAATAATGGCAATAACAACTGCAGGAAGTTCAAAGACAGATGGAAATATATGTTGGGAAGTACATGATTACGCTGATAAAATTAAACAAGGAATTATTGAGGACGATTCTTTTCTTCCAATTATTTACTGTGCAGATGAAGAGGATGATATATCTGACGAAGAAGTTTGGAGGAAAGCAAACCCAAACTATGAAAAGAGTATAAAAAAAGAATACATGGTAGGAGAAGCAAAAAGAGCAACAGAGATTGTTTCTTATGAAAATTCATTCAAAAGACTTCACCTAAACATCTGGACTTCATCGGTTACTAAATGGATAGCAGATAGCATGTGGATGCAAAATTCTTCAAAAATTAATCTGGATGATTTAAAGGGTGAACAATGTTGGGGTGGACTTGATTTAGCTTCAACTAGAGACTTGAGTAGTTTTGTTTTATTTTTTCCTAGAGAAGATGGAACGTTTATATTACTACCTTTCTTTTTTATTCCTAGAGATACAATTCATACAAGAGTTATGAAAGATAAAGTCCCTTATAATGAATGGGAAAGACATGGTTTTTTAAATATTTCTCCAGGAGATGTTCAAGACTACGAAGCTATAAGAATAAAAATTAATGAATTAAGAGAGGTTTATAATATTGTTTCTTGTGCTTTTGATAGATGGAATAGTTCGCAACTTGTAGTAAATCTAGCTAGTGATGGTTTACCTCTATCACCATTTGGACAAGGATACGCCAGTATGTCAGCACCGACAAAAGAATTAGAAAAAATGGTTTTAAAAAAAGAAATAAATCATTTAGACAATCCTATATTAAGGTGGCAAATGAATAATGTGAGTCTAAGAACTGACCCAGCAGAAAACATAAAAGTAGATAAGGCCAAATCCTCAGATAAGGTAGATGGTATAGTTGCTACCATCATGGCTCTAGGAGAATGGATGACAGATGAATCAGAAGGAGAAAGTATTTATAATGAAAGAGGATTAATAGCATTATGACAATACCAATAGAGATACTAATATTATTGAGTCCAAATGGATTTGAAAAAAGATTTCATTTATATTGTAAAACAGAGAAAACATATATTTCTGCTTATCGTAAAACAGAAATAGAATATGAAGAGCATTTCGGAAAAACAAGGTATTCATCTTATGATAGTTTTAGGGTGGTGATGAATAGAAAATTAAAAAAGAAAAAATGAAACTTTGTTTCAATTTATTTAACTAGCAAATATTATATTTGCACAAATCTAGATTTTATTTATGGCATTATTTGACTTTGTGACTAACCTATTTAGGTCAGAAAAGAGAGATAATTTTATTGACCCTTCTCAATTTTCATTAGGAACAGGGAGTGGAATCCCTGTAACAAAAGATACAGCATTTAATAATACAGCAGTCTGGGCTGCGGTGAGAATTTTATCTGAATCTGTTGCTCAACTACCAATTCATCTCTGTGAAAAAACATCTGATGGAGATAAAATTATTCGTGATAACCATCCTTTATATTATTTACTCCATAATAAACCAAATGCTTATATGACTTCATTTGCTTTTATTTCTAAAATAATGGTAGATGTAACCACATGGGGAAATAGTTATGTTAAAATTATCAGAAATAAACAAGGCAGACCAACAAATCTAGAACCTTATGATGTTAAGAATATTGAAATAAAAATTTATAATGATGATTATTATTATTATAATATTTTAACTAATGAAGCGTTAGATATTGATGACATGCTACATTTTAAAGGACTATCTCAAGACGGACAACTTGGATTAAGTCCAATTGATGTTTGTGCTAACAGCATTTCTTGGGGAATGGGATTAGAGCAATATGGAAATGATTACTTTCGCAACGGAGCTAAGGTGAGTGGTGTCCTTCAAACTGATAGGGCATTGTCTACTGAGGCCGTTGATAGATTACGGAATAGTTTCAATAATAATTATTCTCAGATAGGGAATGCACAAAAAACATTAATCTTAGAAGAAGGATTAAAATTCAATACTATATCCTTATCAAATGAGGCTAGTCAATTTTTAGCCTCTAGAGAATTTAGTATAACTGAAATTGCACGTATATTTAATTTGCCTCCACACTTATTACGTGATTTGACAAAAAGTTCATTTAGTAATATCCAAGAACAGAGTCGTGAATATTTACAGTATAGTTTAATGCCTTACCTAATTTCTTTTGAGCAAGAGATTAACGCAAAGTTATTTACAAAAAATGAAATAGGAAAATTATATTTTGAATTTAATACTAATGCTTTTCTAAGAGGAAACCCAACAGAGCGTTCAGAATATTATAAAACAATGTTAAATATAGGAGCTATGAGTATTAATGAGATTAGAAAAAAAGAGAATATGAATAGAGTTGAAGGAGGAGACAATTTCTTTATGCAATTAAATATGGCTACGGTTGAAACAATAGTCGAGGGAGGAGGAATGAAAGAAGATATTGAAAAAGAAAATATAGAAGAATAATGCCTATCCCTTCTCCGAAACCTAACGAAAGTAAGGATGAATTTATAGATAGATGTATGTCGGATAGTGTTATGGTTAATGAGTATAATAAAAAACAAAGATTAGGAATTTGCGAAACACAATTAGAAAAAAAAAATATGGAAAAAAATGAAGAAACAACAGTCGAAGAATCTAACGAAAATATTAACGAAAATAATATGGAGTTGGATAACATCGAGGAAAATAGTAAAACAATATCAAAAGAAGATATTGAAAAAAATGCAATTTATGATGAGGAGGAGGAAAACGAAGAAGAAGAATTAGAAGATGAAGAGAGAACGGTAATTAATAAAGATGAATTAATGGAAAAAAGATTTTTTAATATAGAAACTAGAGTAGCATCTGAAGGAGATAAACAAGTTGTAAGAGGCCATGCTGCTGTATTTGGTGAGTTGAGTGAGGATTTAGGAGGTTTTAGAGAAATGATAAATCCAGATGCTTTTAATGATGTATTAGATAATGATGTTAGAGCATTTTTTAATCATGACCCAAATTTTTTACTTGCTAGAACATCAGCAGGAACATTAAGATTAGGAGTAGATGAAAAAGGATTAAACTATGAATTTGATGTTCCAGACACAACTGCTGGAAGAGATTTATTAGTTTCTATGGAAAGAGGTGACATAACACAAAGTTCGTTTGCCTTCACAATATCTGAAGATTCATGGGCTACAACTTCAAAAGGTGAAATACGAACAATAGAAAAAGTATCCAGATTATATGATGTTTCTCCTGTTTCGATTCCGGCTTACCCATCTGCAAATGATTTAACGATTGCTCAAAGAAGTAAAGAAATATACAACAACAAAACAAAAAAAGAAAACGAAAAGGTATTTCAACGATACACTGATGTTTTAGGATTAAAAATTAATTTATTAAAAAGAAAATAAAATGAAAAAAAGTTTAGAACTTAAAGAAACTCGTTCAGATTTAGTTTCAAAATTGGAAGGAATTCACTCAGGTGCAGTTTCTGAAAAAAGAGAACTTAATGAGGACGAAGGTGTAAGTGTAGATAATTTCTTAGGTGAAATTGAAACGCTTGACACAAATATAGTAAGAGCTGAAAAAATAGAAGCAGAAATGAGAAATGCTGCTGTTGTTTCAGGTGCTACTGTAAATAAAAAAGATGTAGCGGATAAAAGATATTCGTTACAAAAAGCTATCACAGGTTTTATGAATCATAATTTAGATGGAATTGAATTAGAATACGACCAAGAAGCAAGACGTAATAATACTATCACAGGTGTTGGTATTCCTTTAATGGTGATGGGAGAGCAAAGAGCTAACCCTCAAACTGTTGCAAATGCTGGTGGATTTATTCCAACAGAAGTTGGTGACTGGGCTGGAACTCTACAAAACAAAACAGTTTTAGGAGATAAAGCTACTTGGATGTACGGTTTATCTGGAGATATGAAATTACCTATCTTATCAGGAACAACTGCTGGATGGAATGGTGAAGGTGATGCTGCAGAATCTGCTGCAACTGTTGTTGGTTCACAAACATTACAACCAAAAAGATTAGATTCTTACATGGATATTTCAAAAATGTTACTTGCTCAAACTAATGGTTCTGTTGAAGGAATTATAAGAAGTGATATAATGGGAGCTATATCTTCAGTATTAGAAGCTGCTGTTCTTGGTGATAATGCTGGTGCTGGTGATGTTCCACAAGGAGTTTTTGATGCTGGAACTGCTGCTGTTGCAACAGGAAATATGACTTATGCTTCAATATTAGAGATGCAAGCTGATTTAGAAACTGCAAATTCTGATTTTGGAAGATTAGGTTACATCACAACTCCTGCAGGTAGAGCGTTATTGAAAAACATAGTTGGACAACCTGGAACTGGTTCTTATGGACAACCATTATGGTATGAAGATTCAATAGATGGATACGAAGCTAGAAGTACTGGAAACTGTGATACTATTGCAGGTGCAAATCCAAATGGAATAGTGCTTGGACGTTGGGATGATTGTGTAATTGGACAATTCGGTTCTGCTTTAGATGTAGTAGTTGACCCTTACACTCGATCATTACATGGTGAGGTAAGACTTGTTGTTTTATCTTATTGGGATACAGTATTTAGAAGAGCTACTTCTTTCCAATATTCATATTACTAGGACTTTATTTAGAAAATTGAGAATGAAAAATGGGGTGTTAAAACCCTGTTTTTCCTCTCAAATTCTTTATTTTAAAATAACTTAAAATGGCTAGAAACGCATATATTGCAACACCTTCTACTGTACAAATATTAACAACTGCTGAGGCAAAAACTCATCTTCGTGTTGATTTTAGTGATGATAATGATTATATTGATTCATTAGTTTTAGCTGCTCAAGATGTAATTGAAAATTATTGTAATATTAAAATTATGGACGTTACAATAACGCAACGTTGTGATAGTTGGTATGATAGTTTTGAGTTATATTTCTCTCCTGTTCAAAATAGTGGTAAAGCATCTATTGAACACATAAAATATTATAATGATGCAGCAACTCCAGTTTTAACAACATGGGCGGCATCAAATTATGATTTTGATAAATACTCTGCACCATTAAGGGTTTCATTAGCTGACTTAGATTCTGTTGATGGTTACCCTAATATTTCTAGTATGTTAAATGCTATTGAAATAACTTATAAAGTAGGTTATACTAATTCATCAGACGTTCCTAAAGCATTAAAACAGGCGTGTTTAATTTTAGTAGGACAATGGTATGAAAATAGACAAGAAGCTGTTGTAGGGAGAAGTGTAGGTCGTATTCCAATGACGGCAACTTATTTAATGAATAGATATAGAATAACTGACTTAGGATTAAATTAAAATGTTAGATATAGGTTCATTTGATAGAAAAATAATTATTCAAAAATCTACTCTAACAAAAGATGCAATGGGTGGAACAATAAACACATGGACTACTCAACACTCTTGTTATTCTAATGTAGAATTCAAACAAGGTTCTTCCAGTTCAGACACGAAAGATAATGATAATAAAATTAACTCTTATCAAGATATTAATTTTACTATAAGAAATTTAGGTAGTGCCGCTCAAGGTATTACAGGAAATAGTATGAGAGTATTGTTTCCAACATCAGAAGGACTCCCAATAGAAAATGAAACTCAATATTATAATATTATAGGTGTTTCACAGTATGGAGGGAGAGAGAAATATAAAGTATTACATACAGAATTACAAACTAATAATTTTATCCAGCCATGATAACAATGAAATTAGAGGGAGCTAATATGTTTGCTATGGAGTTAAGAAATATTGGTTTATCTATGCAAGATAAAAAAAAATTAATAAGCCAAGTAATACTCCCATCAGCTAAAATTGTAAGAAAATCAATGAGAGAAGCTGCTCCAAAATTAGAAGGAGCTAGTTCATTTAATGTATATAGAACTCCGAAATGGAATAAAAATATGAAAGCTCCTAAAGGAATGGGAGTTATTTATGCAAAAATAAAACCAGGACAATTAAAGAAATCTGTTGGTATAATTCATACACCAGCAACAAGAAAATATCCAGGACTTAATATTGCTCCAAGATATAAGGAGGGAGTTTGGGTAAATCCAGAGAAAGGAGGATGGTATATGCACATGGTACAATTTGGTACTCCAACAACAATAGCAAAACCTTTTGTATTACAATCTTTTGTAGCAGTAGAAAGTATGATAAAAAGATTACTTGAAAACGATACTCTTAAAATGTTAAAAAGAATAGTAAGAAAACATGGACACAATCACTTTGAAATAATATGATAGAAAAAGGTATATATTCTTTATTAACACAAGCTGGACAACCTGTTATTTTAACAGGGGTGGATATTTCATTTGCAGTATCTGAAAATATTTCAACAGGAAATACTCCTACACAAACACCGGCTTTAATATTTTATAAAAATTCTGTTGAAGCTTATGATTCAAAAGGAACAACAGGATTAATATCAGGAAGAAGTACTTTGGATAGAGCTACTATTCAAATCGATATTTTTGCAGATGATGCTTTAGAAATGTCGGATATTGCACAAAAAGTAAGAGGCCAAATTGATAGAATTGCTGGAACTTATGGGGGATGTGTTATTCAAAGTATTCAGTACTTACGAGAATCAAACAACTTTAATATGGACACAGGATTAAGTTCAAGAGGATGGTATCAAACAACACAATTTTATGCGTGTAGATTTGTACCTAGTTATTCATAAAAAATAAATAAAATGTCAAATAAAATATATACATTAATAGATGAGTGGATTGAACATTCAGGTATTAAATATGGAAAAGGTGATAAAATAGTAATAAGTTCTTCTCAAGCAAAAAAGTTTGCTGAAGATGGATTAATTGCTAAACCTAAAAAAAAATACAACAAAACAAAAAAAACAGTAGTAGAAGATAAAATAGAAGAAAAAGATTAATTAATTAATATAAAAAAAAAATAAGATGGCAACACAAAACGTAATAAATGGAACTCTAGCAGTTCTAAAAACAGGTGCAGACCACGCAGGTGCAACAGCTATTGCTTTATCTACATCAGCATCTTTATCTTTAAGCATGGAAACAAGAGACATTTCTAATAAAAGCTCAGCAGGTTGGAGAGAGTTATTGGAAGCACAAAAATCTTGGTCAGCTTCATGTGAGGGTATGTATGCGATGTTGGATTCAGCAGGTAGTGCAGTTAAAAACTATGATGATTTCTTTGCTTTATTAATAGCAAGAACACCAATGTATATTGAAATAACTACCGGAATTACTGGAGATAAATACTACTATGGGGAATGTTATATAACTTCTTTGGAGCAAACTGCTCCATTAGAAGATAATATGACTTACTCTATGTCGTTTGAAGGAACAGCAGCATTAACAGAAGGTACAGAAGCTTAATAATAACTAGAGCGAGGTTTTGGGCGATTCTACCTTTCGTGGTTTCGCCCTTTACTAAGCTCATAATACACGAAAGATATGGTTGAATATATAGAAATAAATGATAAAAAAATGCCAATTAAATTTGGTTTTAACGCTTTAAGACATTTCAGTAGAGAAACTGGTATAACTATAAACCAGATGGAAAATCTAGGTAATGAAATGACTTTTGATATTGCGTTAGTTTTAATAATAGCTGGATTAAAAGAAGGAGCTAGAGCAGTAAAAGAAGATTTTAATTATACTATTGATGAATTAGGAGATGATTTGGATATGGATATAACAATAATTGAAAGATGTATGGCATTATTTACAGAACAATTATCAGGAAATCAGGATAAAAAAAGAGTAGGAAAAAAGGCAAAGCCGAAGAAGTAGAACAATGGACTTGGAATAGTATTGAAGAACTTGGATTAGGTCAATTAGGAATGAATTATGAAGAGTTATATACAATGACTCCTTCGGCATTTTGGAATAAAGTAGACGGATTTTATGTCCATTATGAAAATCTAGAACGAAAAGAATGGATAAGAACTAGGTGGCAAACTTGTCTACTTATGAATATACATCTCCCAAAAGGTAAACAAATAGGTTTGCAAAAACTTGTGAAATTTGATTGGGAAAAAACATCTCAATCAAATATTAAAAGTTTAGAAGATACGTTGTTAGAATACGAAAAAAGTAAAAAACGAAAAAACTCGAAATAATATGGATGCAGCAATGAACGTCAGACTAGGTATTAAAACGAAATCGTTTAATACTAAAATGAAACAACTCTCTTGGAGACTCAATAAATTAGGTAAAAGATTTACATCAATAGGTAAATCAATCACTAGAAATTTTACCCTTCCTTTTGCATTAGCTGGTGGTGCAGCAGTTAAACTCTCAATGGATTTCCAAAAATCCATGACTAGAATACAAACCTTAGTTGGAAAAACTGAATCCGAGATAAACAGTATGAAAGGTAGTGTCTTGGATATTGCAAAAGATACAGCTCAAGCACCAAAGGATTTAGCAGATGGTTTATATTATTTAGAATCTGCTGGATTACGAGGTGCAAACGCAATGGAAACTTTAAATGCTGTCGCAAAGGGTAGTGCTATTGGTTTAGCTGACATGGAATCATTATCTTTAATTGCAGCCGGTGCGCAAAATGCTTATGGAAAGGAAACATTAACAGCAGCAGAAGCTCTTGATAAATTTGGAGTTATGGTTAGAACAGGTTTGTTTGAATCACAAGAATTAGCAAGTACTTTAGGAAAACAATTAGGGGTTACTGCTGAACTTGGAATTAGTTTTGATGAAGTCGGAGCGTTTATTGCTACATATACAAGAACAACAGGAGATGCTGCGGCTGCATCAACAGCTTTAGGTGCTATAATGACGACTTTTACTAAGTTAGATGCAAAACCAACAGAAACTCAAGCAGCAGCACTGAAGAAAGTAGGTTTAAATGCTGCCGATGTTAAAGAGATGTTAGGGAAGGAAGGTTTATCAAAAACCATGCAAACATTAAAAGAAAAATTTGATGAACAGAATATAACAATGGGTGCTTTCTTTGGAAGAAGTCAAGCAATGAGAGCTGCATTGTCTGTATTAGGTAAACAAAGCAAAAATTACACGATGTTTCTTGATGATATGGCAGATTCTACCGAATTTGTTGGTGAATCTTTTGATATAACTGCCAAAACTGGTGCTTTTAAAATGGAACAAGCAATGAATAATTTAAAAGTTGCTGGAACTGAATTAGGAGAAGCTCTTGAACCAGTAGTGGTTGCAATTACTGATAAAATAACTAAATTAACAAACTGGTTTTCATCTTTAGACAAGAAAACTAAAGATGTTATTATTACTATTGGATTAACTGTTGCGGCTATTGGACCATTAACTTGGGCTATTGGAAGTATTATTACTGCATGTGGATATTTAATACCTGTTCTATATTCTGTAGGAACAGCGATGTTGAGTATTACATGGCCTGTTGCTTTAGTTATTGCTGCTCTTATTGGTGTTGTTATGGCTTTTGCTTATATAAGAGAAAATTATGATGCTTTTGCTGAAAGAATGGGTGACTGGGGATGGTGGAAAAATTCAATTATAGAATTAATACAATTTCTTTTAGAACATAATCCAATGTCTGTTATAATAGGTGGATTTAATGAGTTATTAACTTATTTTGGAAAAACAACAATACCAAATCCATTAAAAGGTATGTCTGAGGAGTTGGAGGTTTTTAAAGAAGATTTAAAAGATTACGAAAATGATTTTGGCTCATTTAAAGATGCAATGAAAAATCAAGGTGGTGAACTTTTGGATTGGTTTAAAGATTTTTTACCTGAAATTGATTTTAAATCTTATGGAGGTCAAGAAATTCTTGGACCACCTGTTAAATATGGACCAATTGAAATGCCAAAGGGTTGGAAACCTTTTAGTATGCTTTTTGATGAATTAGAACCCCCTCCAACTATAACAAAAAGTTGGGAAGAGATTTTTGAAGGAATAGAAAGCGGATTTGAGAAAGTAATGAAAGTCGCTAAACAAGTATTTAGTTCCTTAGGAGGTTTATTTAAAGCTCAGTCAGATAAAGAACAAGCTATATTGGATAATAAAATAGCAGCACAGGATAAGGAATATGAAACATGGTATGAAAGAGAGTTAATGAAAATTGAGAATAGTTCAAAGAATGAAGAAGAGAAAAATAATGCTATTGCTGAATTAGATAAAGTGGCATCAACTAGAAAAACAGATTTAGAAAAAAGACAAGATACAGAGAAGAAAAAAATAGCTCAAAAATCAGCTAAAAGAGAAAAAGGAATGTCTATATTTGATTCTATTGTAAATACAGCATCTGCAATTGTTAATGCTTTAGGAACAGGAGTTCCACCTTATAATTTTATTTTAGCAGGTATAGTTGGAGCGATGGGTGCAGCTCAAACAGCAGCAATTGCATCAACTCCAATACCAGCATTATCAGAGGGTGGAATTGCATTTGGACCAACTTTAGCTCAAGTTGGAGAATACAAAGGAGCTAGTGCAAATCCAGAGGTAATTGCTCCTTTAAATAAACTGAAAGGAATGTTAAATACACAGCAGTCAAGTAAGATAGAAATATTTGGAAGATTAGATGGAAACGATATATGGTTGAGTAATAATTTAGCAAATACTAATAGAAAACGATTTACATAAAATATGGCTGCAATTAGATATAAGTGCGAATATAAATCTTTAAATGGTTGGGAATATAAATTAGAAATATGGGATAAGAATTGGACAGGTTCTGTATCTGATTTTAATATTTCTGAGGGTGGTGCAAAGATAAATTATAATTCTGATGGTGATAAAAAATTCACCGAGATAATGACCTCAACAATGGAGTTTGTTTTTGCTGTTGAAGATGCATCACAAAATTCTTTTATTACTTATCTTAGAAGTACAACAATTGAAGAGAAAGATATTTACTGTATTCTCTATAAAAAAGTAACTGGCTCTAGTTATGGAATCATGTGGAGTGGTATTATGTTATTAGACTTAGGAAATAAAGAAGATTTATACTATCCTTATGATGTTAGTTTTAAATGTATTGATGGAATAGCTTTATTAAAAGATATTGACTTTGTTCCAACTCCTAGTGCAAATCCCTATTCTTACAATGATACTTATTTAGAACCTGATAACACTTATAATTCCAATAAATATGTTCCTTTTATTCACTGGCTTCAAACTATTTTAGCAAAAGTAGATTTTGCAGGAACAACTCAAGGTTTAACAGACTGGAAAATATCATCATCTGTTAATTGGTATAATTTAATTCATGCTGGATACGGTGCGTCATATCAAAACGAAGACCCATTAAGAATAACAAGATGTAATGGTGAGCAATTTTATAGCGAAATAGAAGCGGATGAGAGTGAAAACACTCAAGATGTACGTTATGATGCTATGAACTGTTACGATGCCTTAGAAGCTATCTGTAAGGCATGGGGAATGAGATGTATGTGGTATCAAAATACAGTGTATTTTATACAGTTAGGAAATTATGATTCAGCAGAAACAGGAACAACAGCAGATCCTGTTAATATGAGAACAAAATTGTATAATTCTGACGGTACTTTTAATGTTAATCAGGATAATGTAGGAAATGCTAACATAGCACGATATGATCAAACAATTGAAAATACAACAAATCCAGGAGAGGGAATACAAAAATTAGCAACTACTACATGGGGTGATTATCCAGTTATAAAAAGAGTGGAGGCAGATTTTTCTTCTATCTCAAATGTTTCTTACTTCAATGCTTTTCCTTTAATATTTGGAGCAACAGCATCTCCTCATACTTGGGTGAGTAATGGAAATGTTGAAGGCACTTCATCAATAATTGGAACATTTACTGATGCCGCAAATTTAGACGGTTATTTTGTTGATATTAATTTACAATTTATAAACACCCATGTTTCAGTAGTTGAACAAGAATTATTATGGACTATAAGAGCCAAACCATCTTCTCAATCAAGTTTTGAAGCCGCAACAAGCAATCTAGCATTAGTAGCTGTATTTGAATATAATACAACTACTTCAGCATGGGAAGTTTATTGGGAGCCATATAAAATTTTAGCAAATCAAAATCCTTTACAATTACAATTTTCAACATCTACAACAGGAAGTTTAGGAGGTGCTGTAATGAACTTATGTAGAAAAATTATTGCAACCCCTCCTGGAGGTGGGGTTATAAATATAATAAATGGAACAAAATTAGGACAACAAGCAAATGGAATTCTACCTACTCATGCAAATATGACTGGGGATTGGGATTTTGAATTTTTTACGTTAGCAGGAAAATCAAATGCTGGAGATAATTACGGTCATGGTACTTGGAGATATGTTCCAGCATCTGGAGGTAGAAAAGCTCCATGGTCTAATATTAATACATTAGGAATTGATGTAATGTATAACAATACATCAAATATATTATATGGAAACTCTTTTTCTCCAATTTTAGGAGGTTTTATTGGTTCGGTGGGAACAAACACAAATTTCTCTACATCAACATCAAATTCTTTTATATATAAAATTAAGGACTTATTATGGGGAGATACAGAGACAAAAGGTGTTCCAGGAAGTTTACAATGTTATAATGGAACAAATTGGAGTTATACTGATTTTACTGGTAAATGGGGGATTGGAGTAACCTCTGGAAGTGATTCATTCACAGAATTATTATGTAGACAAACGCTATCAACTCAAATTTCACCATCTGAAAAAGGAAATTATACATTAGTAACTGGAAAAACAAATAAAGATATTAGCGGTTCTGTTTTATATCCTAAACAAGTAAATCCTCTAGGTAGAGTTAAGGATACATTAAATAATAATTACTATGTATTTTTAACAGGTACGATACAAACAGGAATAGATGAGACCTCAGGATTATTTTTTGAATGGACTTATAGTTTAGCTTCAGGAACAGCAACATCAACAAGTACTGGTGGTGGTGGTGGTGTTGGTGTAAAGTCTGGAAGAATTAATTACAAACAAAATAAAGACACTACATCAGAGCTTTTTGCTAGAACCTTACAACCGATAGGAATAATTGGTGGAACTGGCTATAAAGCTGGAACATCATACACAACCTTAACACTAGCATCTGCATTAGTAATAGATTTAAAGGAGGGAAATAAATTAGAAATAGCAGAGAATGGATTAACACAATTAGTAGAATTATCTGCTGATTATACTGCAGAATATCCAACAGCAATTTCAATAAATTCTGTCACATTTGATATAGATATTTCTCCTGGAGCTGAATTACAAATAAATCAAAATAATTTATACGAACAATACCAAAGAAAAACAGAGGGTCAAGTAGCTGGGTTTTCAGTTAATTCAACTGGTTTAACAAAAAGTGGAATTAGTATAACAGATTGGCTTAATAGTGATACTATGACTGGTGCTGCTATTACTAACGTTCCTACTGCCTTATCGGTTAAAAATTACGTTGACGGACAAGCTGGTCATGATGAAACTCTGGCTCAAGTTTTAGTAAATGGAAATACAACAAGCGGAACTGACATTATTGTTTCTCATAATGATACATTAAAACTTGGTGATGATGGTGAGTTTCAAATTTGGCATCAAAGTGGAGCAAGTGGAAATAGTTTTATTGATGAAACCAATACTGGTGATTTATATATTAGGTCAAATTCAGCCATAAGATTTTCTCATTATGCTAATAATACTGCAAGTGGTATTTTTTATCCAAGTGGTGGCGTTGAATTATATTATAATACTGCAAAGAAATTTGAAACAACATCAACTGGAATATCAATAACTGGTGGTGGAGTTTTTACAGGACAAGTAACAATCTTACTAACTCCAGTTGCAAATACAGATAGTGCGAGCAAGGGTTATGTAGATACTCAAGTGGCTACTATTCCAAAAGGATTATCATATCAAGGAACATGGAATGCTTCAACTAATACGCCTACTATTGTTTCTAGCGTTGGATCAGCTGGATATTATTGGATTGTAAGTGTAGAGGGTACGACAACTATTGATGGTGTGTCTGATTGGAAAGTTGGGGATTGGATTATATTTAGTGATAGTGGGGTTTATCAAAAAATAGACCAGTCAGAAGGTGATACTTTACAGACAGTAACAACAAGAGGAAACACAACTACTACTGGTGCTACATTTGGAGCTGCTGTTAATATTAATGGTGGAAATAGTGGTCAATTAAATATAACCTCAGGAAACGTAGCTTGGGATGCTTCTATTGATTTAGATACTGGAGATACTAATGGACAATGGAGAATAAGAGCTGAAGGCTCAGATGAAACTTTCCAAATTTCTAACATAGATCAAGGAGGAACATCAGCATTTTCTATACATCCAACAACTAAAGCCACAACATTTGGCGGTGATGTAAAAGTAGGAGATGCATATAATACTATATATAAAAATGATGGATTTACATTTACTTCAAATCAAGATTACAATATTAAATGTGGTAGTACAAAGATTTTAGATTTACATTTTAACGAGATTAAATTATATATTGGTGGCTCGGAAAAAATAAGGTTAGATTCTACTGGATTAGGAATTGGTACTTCTTCTCCTCAAAATCTTTTACACTTAAAATCCAATGACCCTAAAATTTATTTAGAAGATGGTAATGCAGCAACAAATGAAAAGGTTTATGTAGTATATCCAGCAGGGAGTCAATACGTCATACAAACAAAAACAGATGCTTATGGTACAGGTCAACAAGCTTATGTTATTGATAGAACTGGAACAACAGTTGATGGACAAAACTGGTATATTAATAGCAATGCGGTTTTTTCACTTAATAGTAGTGGAAATGCAACATTAACTGGCTCACTAACTGGAACAACTGCAACATTTAGTGGAGATATTTTAATAACTGGAAATGATTATTATGGAATAAAATTTGCTAATGCATCTGGTACAATTAAATCTTTAATTTATCAACATGCAAGTTATGATGCAATAGTTATAAAAGATATTGTAAACAATACTGATAGATTTATATTTAAAAATACTGGAAGTTTACTAATTGGAACAACGACAGAAAGAGAGAAGTTAACTGTTCAAGGCAATATTCAAGCACATGATGGTGGTGTTTTAGCTGGAATTGGAGCTGGAAAAGATGGTTTTGTGTTTCACGATTTATATACTGGTAGTGATTATTGGGGTTATCAAGCAAGACAAGGGGGTATAGGAAGTAGATTAGCTTTGTGTACTAATGGAGCTGAACAATTAACAATAGATGGAAATGGGTTAGCAATTTTTACTGGTTTAGTATCTGGAATTACTCCAACGGCAGATGCAAATTTTGCTACAAAATCTTATGTTGATACTCAGGTTGGTAGTGCTGATACATTAAGTGAGGTTTTAGCTTTAGGAAATACATCTGGAGCTAATGGTATTATATTTAATAATAATATAGCTGAATATTGGAAAGATAGTGCTGGTACAAACACCAGAATGATGATATTAAATAGTGGAAATGTTACCTATATTGGACCAATAGATACTTATGCTGGAGGACCAATTTTATATGGTGTTGCTGCTGGAGTTAGCAGCCAGTCATGGTATACTGGTGCTTCTGAAAAAATGAGGTTAGATTCTACTGGATTGGGAATTGGAACTTCAAGTCCGAGTGAAAAGTTAGAAGTAGTTGGAAAAGCAATAATTAGAAAATCTGGAAGTGCAACAGCTCATGGAGATACTGATTTATTTGTCACAGATGCAACAGCAGCAAGTTCAACAGCAGCAATACAAATTTTAGGTGGGAATGCTGGTTTTTCAAATTTACAATTTTCAGATACTAATAGTTATAGTCAAGGAGCTATAATTTATGGTCACACCGATAATTACATGGCTTTTAAAGCTAATGCTTCTGAGAAAATGCGACTTACATCTACTGGATTAGGAATTGGAACGACAAGTCCTACACGATTATTAACTATTGAAAATAATACATCAACAGTAACAAACAATTCTCAATTGAGAATTAATAATTTAGGATCTGGTGATTCATACATTTACTTATATGCTGGAGCTGATTGGGCTTTAGGAGTTGATAATAGTGATTCCGATAAATTTAAAATATGTTCTTCAAATGATGTTAGTGATGGAACTGAAGCGATAACTATTGATAGATCTAATAATGTTGCATTAACTGGCTCATTAACTGGAACAACTGCAACATTTAGTGGAACATCTGATGGTTTTATTTTTTTAAATTCTACGGATAATGGCTCTAATTTTATGGCTTTGCAAAGAAGTGGAACAAGAATCTCATATATTGGATATGGTGATAATAGTAATAATTTAAGTTTTGCTAATGAAACTGCTAACGGACACATTTTATTTATAACAAATAGCTCAGAAAGAGCGAGAATTACTGATGGCGGAAGTTTTCTTATAGGCACCACAGTTAATACTGGAGCTAAATTAAGCATTAATCAATCATCTGCAACAGACCCTGTAATGAGGTTAACAGATGCTGGTGTTGCTGATTATGATTTTATATTTCCAGATACGAATACTTTAAAAATTGAAACAAATACTGGAAGCACTAAAACTTTTAAATTATTAAACGCTGGTACTGGAGGATTTAATTTAGAAGCAAGTGAGGCAACATTTAGTGGTGCTTTATTAGTGGGAAGTGGTGAGTTTATATCATGGGGGACTGCTGGTCAAACATCTATTGAAGGAAGTACAGTAAGTAATAAGTTAGACTTCAGAATTAGTGGTACATCAAAAATGTTGCTTAATTCTACTGGCTTAGGTATTGGAACTTCTTCTGTTGATAGACCTTTAACTATAAACTCAGATGCTTCTGGTCATGCTATTAGAATATTAGAAAATGATGCAGCAAATGAAAGTTGGGATATTGGAGTTGATGTTGATGGTGACCTTAATTTTCTTAATAGTGCTTCAGCCGTTCCCACAGTATCATTTCAAGATAATGGCTCTGCATTATTTACTGGTTTAGTTTCTGGAATTACTCCAACAGCAGATGGAAATTTTGCTACAAAAGGATATGTAGATACTCAGATAATTGCAAACGATAGTTTAGAGGAAGTAACAAGTGTAGGAAATAGCACATCATACGGAATAGAATTTACAAGTACAAATTTTAGTATAGGTCAAGCAAAAATAGGATTATATTCTAATAATTATGTTTATTTAAGAGGTGGAGCTAATGGTCTGGTAATAGCTAGTGGAGATGGTGTTGTCCGTCATTTATTATCAACTAACGCTCATATTTTTGAAATAAGTGGTGAAAAAATGAGGTTAGATTCTAGTGGTCGTTTGGGAGTTGGTAGTTCAAGTCCGCAAGAATTATTAGATGTTAATACTAACGGAACTGGATTAAATGTTGAAAATACTGCTGCAATATTTGGTAACGATGTAGGAACTACTCAAAGTAGAGATACTTGGATAAAAATGAGAGCTTCTGGAGCTACTACTGATAGGTCTTGGGCTTTTGGAAGTAATCAAAGTGGAGATTTTAGATTTAATTATTTAGGTGATAGAACAATAGCTCCAACATCTGGCTCTTCTTTTTTAATTATTAAAAATACTGGAAGTCTACTTTTGGGAACTACGACTGATGGCGGAATACTTGAAGTAGATGGAACATATGGTGATTTAAAGATTGGTGATCCTAGTATTGGAACACGAATAAGTTATTACGATACTACAAGAATATTAATGAACTCTGCGGACATTATATTTTACACTAATAGTTTAACACAAAGAATGACTATTAAAGCTGATGGTAACGTAGGAATTGGCACTTCTTATCCAGTATCTAAATTAAATATTGTTGGCTCTGACAATACTTCTTCTAAAATAACAATAACAAATACAGCAACAAGTCCAGATAACACTTGGTCAATTCATTCAAATTACAATTCACAAGAATTAATTTTTACTGGAGATAGTACGCAAGTTTTAAGTCTTAATGATAACGGAACTGCAACATTTAGTGGAACTATTTCTTCTGTGGGAGCATCTATTTTTACTTTAAATGATGGTGTTTTTGTAAAAGCAGTTAACGGAACAAATAATGTAGCTTCAACTAATGTTTGGGGTTATGGTTTATATGAAGGTAGTGCTAAATTAGGAGAAATTAGTTTAGTTAGAGATGGTAGTAATAGTCAAATGTATATTGGAACTTCTGCTGTTAATCAAATATTAACAATTGGAAGTGGTAATAAAGCTACTGCAATGACAATTAACGCTAACCAAAATATTTTAATTGGAACAACAACTGATGATGGCTCAAGTAAACTTCAAGTAGATGGTATTGTAAAAGTAATTCACACAGATAATTCTTACGCAAAATATAGAGGACAAGGTGTTTATTTTAATAGAGCTACTTCTTATTTAGCTCCAGAAGTTGATAATTATGGAACGCTAAATGTAGGATATGATGGTGGAAGATGGGGTA